TATAATAGGCAATCTTGATTCAGACGGAACAGCTTTAATTTGGAATTATGAAAATGCTCCAGTTATGTTTGGTACTAACAACACCGAACGCCTGCGCATAGACTCGAGTGGTAACGTAGGAATAAATACTGAGAGTCCTCAAACAAGACTTACTTTGAAAGAACTAAATGTTTCTTCAGGTGGTGATAAGGATTTTATGCAATTTACATATCAAGGAAGCTGGGGTACTAATGCTTATGGTTTAGCTGGCATAAACTTCACTGATAATGCAAATTCAAACAATACAGTCGGAAGGATAGGGGTTACATATACTGGAAGTTTAGGTGCGTTTCAAGTTAAAAATTTATTTAATTCAAGTGGTTATGGCGGTTCTGGAACTGTCTTGCACGTTCAAGGCGATGGAAACGTAGGAATTGGTACTGATAGTCCTGTCGCATTATTACACATTAATGGTTCAGGGGATGCTATAAGAGTTACAAGTACAAATACGGGAGCAGGAGGTGCTCAAATAGATTTATTACATTATACTACCTCTCCTGCTGATAATGATGTTCACGGCGTTATAAATTTTGGTGGTTATTATTCAGGTACTTCATCTGCTTATGGTTCTGCAATTAAAAGTGTTTGGTCAGATGTTTCTGCTAAAAAAGCGGACTTGCAGTTCTTTACAAGGAATGATGCAGACTTTTCCCCCCGAATGACGATAGACTCGAGTGGGAATGTAGGGATAGGTGTTAGTCCAGTTAGAAAACTTGATGTTGATAGTGGTACATCTTCTGATATTGTGAGATTTGGAAATAATAGTGGCTCAATGACATTTGGGCAAACTACAAGTTTAACAAGTTTAGATTTAGCTACATCAAACGCTTACAGAATAAGACAGGGTGCTGTTGTTCCTTTTTATATAAACACAGATAGCAACGTAGGAATTGGTACTACGAGCCCTTCCTACAAACTTGATATAGATGGAGGATCATCATCTCCATTACAGTTAAATTCTACTCAAGATTATATGATAGGATTATCCAGATCCGGGGTATCTCAATGGTGGTTAAAAACTTATACCAATGGAGCATTTGCCTTACACGAAAACGGAGTAGGTGATCAAATATATATTTCAGCTGGAGGTAACGTAGGAATAGGGACTACTGGCCCTCTTGATGCCCTTCACGTTCAAAAAAATGGTGTATCTTCTTATGCAACAACCACAATTAGAAACGTTAATTCTACCGCATATCTAAATATTGGTGTTGGGGGTTCACTTGTTGCCGATAGTACTTTAAGAAATAATGCCTATATAATAGTCCCTACTGCTGCGGATTTAGTGTTTAGAACTTCTAATGCAGAACGAATGCGCATAACGAGTGGGGGGGATGTTTTGGTTCAGGCTCAATCTGTTGCTGCTGCAGGGTTATCTATAAGACCAAATGCCACCGCAGGCACAGTACAACAAGTATTTAATCGTGCATCTACAACGTCAACAAGTTATATCTTTGACTTTCAAAATGCAGGCACGACTGTTGGCTATATATCTTATAATAACACTTCAACAAACTATAACACTTCTTCAGACTACCGACTAAAAGAAAATGTAGTACCAATGGAAGGTGCTTTAGATAGAGTAGATGCGCTAAAACCGAGTCGCTTTAACTTTATTGCAAATGCTGACAAAACAGTAGATGGATTCTTGGCTCACGAAGTAGCCGAAGTAGTACCTGAAGCTATTAGCGGAGAAAAAGATGCGGTAGAAGAATACGAAGTTACGCCTGCGGTTCTTGATGACGAAGGAAATGTAATTGAGGAAGCGGTAATGGGAACAAGACCCGTTTATCAGGGTATTGACCAAAGCAAACTTGTACCACTATTAACGGCAGCACTTCAAGAGGCTCACACACTTATAAAAGATTTAACGGCAAGAATCGAAACTTTAGAAAACCAATAAATAACTAAAAAATGACTTACACTTGGAATAACAAAACGGTAGATACCTACCCTGATTTAGACGGCAACGCTGACGTTATATTCAACGTTCATTGGCGATTAACTGGTGAAGATGAAAACGGCAACGTTGGAAGCGTATATGGTACGCAATCTTTAGACACAACTAACTTAACAGACTTTGTAGCGTTTGACAATATAACCGAAGAACAAATCAACGGTTGGATTGAAACGGCAATGGGTGAGGATAGAGTAGCTGAATTGAAAGCTAACATTGACGCGCAAATTGAAGAAAAAATAAATCCTACGGTAGTAACAAAGCAAATTGGCGCATAATTTTTTTATCTTTGTATAAATTTTAAAGCAAACAAAAATGGAAATTAAAATTACACAAGAACAAGCGAACCAAATCACCGCGATTTTAAACGAATTACCTATTCGGGAACTTAATAAGGTGCAAGCCATTATTAAGATATTTAACGAAGGTATTCAAGACAACGAGGCGATCGAAGACGCCGAAACGGACGAAAATTAAATTCGTATATTTGTATAAAATTTAAAATCTTAAAGATATGCCCACGACTGGAGTATTTAATGGCACAAATTTAATCTTAAAAGTTGAAGACACCGCACTTGGTCACACTACAAGTTGCACACTAACTTTGTCAAATGATTTACCGGAAGCCACTACAAAAGATTCAAACGGTTTTCAAGAAGTAATTGCCGGACTTATGTCGGGTGAAATTTCTTTTGAAGGTCTTGTTGCTTATGACGATTCAGCAAACGCGATCGAATTGGCGGATTATCTTTTGGCCCGTACACAATTGACTTGTGTATTTGGAACCGCAGTAACCGGCGACGAAGTTTATACCGCCGAAGGTTTCCTTTCAAGTGTTGAAATGTCCGCCGAAATGGAATCACCCGTTTCGTATAGTGGATCAATCACACTTACCGGTTCAATTGCGAAGTCAACCAATTCTTAATAGATTAAGGTAAAATTATGGCAAACAAAAAAAGAGGGTATTATACCCTAACTATTGGCGGACAAAACCGAACACTTCATTTTTCAATGAATTTTTGGGCGGCTTTTACCGAAGAATTAAACGTACCACTTGACAAGATCGGAACAGTCTTCGAAAGTGGTTTGTCTTTAAATGGGATTCGCGCCTTAATTTACGCCGGACTTTTGGCTTATGACCAAGAAGAAGGAAATCCAATTGACTACAATATTTTCAAAGTCGGCGCTTGGTTAGAAGATTTAAACGCCAACGAATTAGAAGATATTATTGGCGCAATGATGGAATCTAAAATTTTGGGGAATGACCTCAATATGGGAATTGAACGAAGACCTAAAGATTCTTCAGCCACGGGAAAGCACAAGCCGACCCCCTAACGTGGGACACATTATTGGATTATTATATTGGGCAAGTCGGCATTCGACCGAATGATTTTTGGTCACAAACTTGGGCGGAAAATCAAAGATTGGGTGAGTCTTATAATATTAAGGTCAATTTTCAATGGGAGCAAACGCGATATTTGGCGACTATGATCCACAACGTAAATTGTACGAAGAAATCCCAAATGATAAAACCGGAAAAATTGTTTCCGTTGCCACAAGATAAAATGGTCAAGCCAAGCGGCCCGAAATCGACCATTGAAGAATTTGAAGCATTTAAAGAAAAAGCAAGACGTGCGGGGGTTAAAATTTAACCCCTATTTTTTTAGTATTTTTGTAGTATGGAAAATATTTTAAAGGTATTGATGACCTTGGATTCAAAGCAACTTGTCCAAGGTTTAAATCAGGCGCAATCTAATATTGACAGATTTAGCGGAAATTTAAAGTCAGTAGGCAAAACATTAATGACACGGGTAAGCGCCCCATTGTCAATTGTTGGCGGTATGGCATTAAAACAATCAATGAATTTCCAACGCCTTCGAATGTCACTTGAAACATTGGCCGGGGGTGCTGAAGCCGGAGGGGCCGCATTTGAAGAACTTGTCAAATTTTCCGCAAAGACACCTTTTCAATTAAATGAATTAGTAAAAATCAACAATATGCTAATGGGGTTCGGTTTGAACACCCAACAAGCGCGTGAATCTTTAAAATTATTGGGTGACGTTGCCGCGGTTTCCGGTGGTGACTTGACCGGTATGGCGGTTGCATTTGGACAAAGTGCAGCCGAAGGTCGTGTTATGACGCGTGACCTTTTACAATTTATAAACAATGGCGTACCGCTTTTAAAACTATTGGCCGAAGAATTAGGGACTACGACAACGCGTGTGCGCGAAATGGCTTCGGAAGGACAATTGTCATTCCCGCTTGTAGTTAAGGCATTAGAACGCGCGACAAGTGCCGGGGGGATGTTTGACAACGGTATGGAAAAACTATCTAAAACCCTTGCCGGTACATATTCAAACATAAAAGATAATTTAACAATCGCCCTTGCATCACTTGGCGATCAAATAGTCGAAACATTTGATATTGAACAATTAGGAAAAGATTTTGTTAGATTTATACAAGATATTACCACTTCATTTAAAGAATTAGAACCCGCCACAAGGGATTTAATTGTTCAAATTGCAGCATTTGCCGCAAGTGCCGGCCCATTAATGTATTTAGCCGGTAGCGTAATTCCAAAACTTATTGGTTCAATTCGATTATTAATAGCAAACCCAATTATTGCGGGATTAACGGCCGCAGCCGGTGCGCTTGGAATGTTAATCGACCGCGTTGGTGATATTGAAGATGCAAATGAAAAGGCCAAACAAGGTCAAAAGGGCATTTTAGAATATGGCGAAGCACTTAAAAATCTTGAAAAAACAAGTGGATATTTAGCCGGAAACGAAGAATCACTTCGTAAATGGCACGAAATGAACCTCAAACTTCAAGAATCAATTAAGGCAAACGCCGAAGCACAAATTGATTTTGCAAAAGAACTTGGGCCGGATGGACAAAAAACAGTTAACGAATATTCACAACAATTAAAACTTGCCGAAGGTAATATTTTGGCTTCGCAAGCGGCCCTTAAATCATTTGATAAACAAGCGCAAAATACACCCGGACTTGAAGAATATACAAATGTTTTAACTAACGCAAACGAAAAAACCCGTGAATTAGTCCAAACTTTAGGTGGTCAAATAATATCACCAAAAGAAGTCGAAGAATCAATGAAAAAAGTCGGTAAATCAATAAGAAGATCGACTGAAGATTTTGGTGGGACTGTATTTGGAGGTAATAAATTAAAAACCGAAGGGCCTAAAGCCGAAAACCCATTACAAGGGATGACCAATGCTTTGGCAAAACAAAACGAAGAAAATGCAAAATTAATGGCAAAGTCTGAAGACGATTCCGTTAGTTTTACAACAAATCTTGGTGATATTTTTGCGGATGGATTTACAAATGTTGCAATGCAATTAGGAAGTGGAAACGCAAAAATCGGTAATGTTTTCGGTTCTTTGGTTTCTATGCTTGCGGATGTTGCTATACAAATCGGAAAAACGGCGATTCAAATTGGGGTTGGAATGCTTGCGGTACAAGCGTCATTTTCAAATCCTTTAAGTGCTATTGCCGCGGGGGTTGCACTTGTTGCAATTGGTTCGGTTATGAAAGGTCTTGCCAGTCAATTTAGTGGCGGCGGTGGTGCAACTGCATTTGCAAAAGGTGGAATTGTTTCCGGGCCTACGCTTGGACTTATTGGCGAATATTCGGGCGCACGATCAAACCCCGAAGTTGTAGCACCACTTAATAAATTGCAAGGTATGCTTGCACAAAGCGGCGGCCAAAATGTAAATGTAGGCGGCGAATTTAGAATACAAGGTCAAGATTTGGTTGTTGCATTGCAACGCGCCGATCGAAATAGAAAACGAATTTTATAATGGCTTACGGCGTAAAGTACGAATTGTTTTTTAGCGATGTTGTAAAAAGAAAGCTAAAAATCGAAATTTTAGAAAAGGACTACACCGGTGAAACTTCACCTATTATCGGAACGGGCCGGCCGGCAATAATAGAATGGGACGCCGAAGATGATGTTTATTCGCCTATTATTGGGTCACGTTGCAAATTGTCATTTTTCGTCACCGACGCCGTACAATACGACGAATTTTATAAATCGGACGAACGTCAGTATAAAGTCAAAATTCTATATTACAATTCTTACGGCGGTAATTGGGAAGACGAAGTTGGAACGTGGGATGGTATGGATGTAATTTGGAACGCCGAAATTGGTGAAGAATTTTACTATCAACCCATTTGGGAAGGTTTTTTGGTTGTTGACCGTTACCAAGAAGCGGTCATTACGGCACCCTATGAAG